TCTGTCTGCGGCCTTGCCGCATAGTTCGCACGGTGGGTTGTCTGCGAGGATGCGGGCGCGTGCTTGCTTGTAGGCGGTGGTGTTGCGTGCTTTGTTGTTCTTGGGTGTTGGCATCTGGTGTCCCCTTGTCTGTTCTCACGCGGCCTTCGGCCTTGTGCTAGCGCGCCACTGCGTGGCTTGCTGTCAGGCTACGCAGTTGGGCGTGTGGTGTCATCCCCCCGCAGTTCGGTCATGTCTGACCCGGCTGCTGTTCTCCGTGACTGGGGACCCTCACCGTTCGCATTTGTGACGTTTGGACGCTGCTCGGCCCCTTGTGCCTTGCTTGAAGGCATGGGCCGTCTACCCACGTTTCCGTGTGTTCTACCAGCCGCCTGCAACTAGCGACGTGGGCGTGGGTTAGTTCAGTTGTCTAGATCAGCGAGGAGACGCACCAGCGTTTCAAATGGCATGATCGCATACCACTGGCCTGCATCACCATGCCCACGACGCTTGGCAACCACGGCACCATACCGGGCCTGTGCGTTGTCGACTTCGCGCATCAGTTCATTTAGCCAGCCTGCAAGGTCAAGCGCGGCGTGGTTCTTCACTTCCAATACGACACCAGGGATGCCTGTCACGTCGCCTTTGTCCAGTGCGCCAGCCAACGCCCTGCGTTCTGCATAGGGGAATCCGTGTGCTTGCAGGTACTCAACTACCTTGCGTTCGGCTTCGGTGCCTTTACGCTTCGACGGATTTGACATAGCAGTTGAGTGCCGGTGCATTGCTGCGCCGATCATGGTGCATGGGTTGTTTCGCGGCGTGCAGGCCCGGTTCACAGGCGGTTTGTCGCCAGCCACCGTCGTCACGGTCTGTTCGGTAGAACACTGATAGGCGTACGTCGGTGCCGCATTCGGGGCAGGCAAATTCGTACACCTTCCAATACCCTTCGGGTGGCGTAGCGATTGCGTCAACCACAGCTCTAAACCCTGGTGCGTCATGCCCGACCATTAGAACGGTTCTTCCGTTTCGCACTGGCCTTCATTGTGGTACGTCACCCATTTGCCGTTTTCTTTGGTGGCTTTGCCTTGACCGGCTTCGACTTGCGCAAAGCATCGCATGCATTTACCAGGCATTTTGTTCGTGATCGTTATTGCCCGTTCGCCTTCCACACGCTGCGTGGTGCCAGGTTGCAACCGTTCAACCTTCGCCATTTCCTCACGCGACGGCCTCTTGGTGTAATCGGCACCAGCCATACCAGCGTTTGCCAATGCGCGGCCCACTGCTGACGTTTCGCAGTTCTCCACGTGTGATGTTCTGTTGACATTTCCCTGCCCCCTAATTTCCTCGGCCCAGCCCGTAGCGATGAGTGTGCCGTCAAGCCACAGTTCAGCCCTGAACACGGCCATGTCTTGCAGGTAGTGCACCAGTTCGGTGATCACTCGCGTTTCGCGGCCTGCGTGGGCTTGTAGCCAACGGTCAAGTCGGGCACTGACTGGTTCGTAGTTCTCAAGCATTGTGCTGGCCCTCTTTCTCGCACCGCCACGTCAACACCCATTGTTGACCCTTGTGATCAAACGGTGTGCAGTTGATCAAGTTCGGCAACATGTCTCGTTTGCATGTTCCGCAAATTGGCGCGTCCAATATTTCTGATTTGCGAAGAAGACCATTGGCGTTGTGTATTTCAGTCACGACCCGTGCCTCCACATCTCGTTTCGGTAGTACGACCAGATGCCGTCCTCAAATTTGTGTTGGTTGATCACTTCGATGCGGTGCGCGGCTGCGGCGAGGATGCGCCAGCAGTCGTCGTTTGACAGTTCAGCGTCGACGGCCATGCGGCGCAGTTCCATGGCAAGTTTGCCGTCTGTGTATTGGGGCAGGTCACTCACCGTTTGCACTCGCAATCCACTTTGCCCGATAGGTCAACATTTCAACCTGCATGTCTTTGTACATCTCACGCAACTTTTGGTTCTCTTCATACGCATAGGCCACAATTTCGCGCAGTTCGGCATCTGACCAAAGACTCAACGGCGCAATTCTGCCCTTGAGTTCAACCATCAAGTCTGTCAGGTCACTCACCGTTTACCCACCCTTCGCACCAGTCGTGCACGATTGCGCGCAGCAGATCGCTCATCCGTTTGTGATCGGATGACTCAAGTGCGTCTGCGAGCACGTTGTAGTCGTAAACCGGCAGTCGTACTGCGACGGTTTTGGTTTCCTCTTTCATGTTTCCCCTTGTCTCAGCGGCACCAACGCCGCACTTGATGTTTACGATGATAACAAACTAGGTGTCTCAGTGTTGCATCTTTGGCATACAGCTTTTTCCAGCAAGCGTGCCCATACGGGCCGACAGGCCACTGCTTCGACCCGTCAGGCTTGCGCCAGCCATAGAAGAACGCCCGTTCAAGCACCCTGGCCTGCTGGTTCCACGTCAGCTTGTGCGCGGCCTGGTGCGGCGTGTCAGCAAACAGGTCAAACGTCCTTTTATAGAAACCGAATGCAGTGACGTACGATCTGGTTCGGTGCTTTGTGTTGTTGCCTGTTTCGCAGGTGGCAAGCCATACCATGCGGTCACGTCCTATGACAGGTTCCCAACCAGCGTTCACTGGCGTTTGCACGCAGACTGTGATGACGGCGGTGACCAGCACCGCACGCCTAATCAACGGGCCGCACCTCTGTCAATGACCCCCATACCGTGCCGTTGTCGGCGCGGAACTCAATAAGTCCCGTGGTAATCAGGCCGGTGTCAACGTCATGAAACAAATAGACGTGAACGCGGGTGTTGTCACTCATCAGTTTTGAGTATCCGACTACTTGCGGCGTTTCCATGCGTCCCACGCATCCCTTGTGAGTCGTTCTGCCACCATGATCAGAAAGGGCGACATGAGAAAGAACACCACTACAAACAGGGTTGACGGTTCACCGTCTGCTGCCTGCCACATCATGCACCCCCGTTGGACGGGTGGCGGCGCATTGACTCTGCGCGTGCAGCTGCGATTCGATCTTCGTCACAAGCCGCCACAACTGTTCGATTTCTGCCGGGTTGTGTGTCACGACGCGGCGCAAAAAGTGGGACAACCACTGCAAGTCGTTGTTCGTCATCGGGTGAATGTATCACGGGGATTCTCCTCTCCTCAGAAACGAACCTAACCAGGTCGCAAACCGATTGCAAGCACCCCTGGCCCCCCGGCGCGAAAGGAGAAGAAAACGCCGGGAGGCCGCCGCTAGGGGGTGCGGTGCTATGACACTACATCTTGTGCATTACACAATACAACGCACTTACGCACCATGCCGACAGGAATGTGTAGCGTATGGTCAATGTCGTCATGTGGGGTGATCGACTGCACCAGGGTGACGTGCCCGTCTTTGCCGCCCTCCGACACTGGCAGTAAATAACCAACCGAATTGACGATGTATTCCCCGTCGTCTTCCATGTCGTCCAGGTGCGTCCAGTGTTCGGGGCCTGCGTGTGCATCGGCCCATTCGATGCGAACGATTGCTAGTCCAGCCATACCTTGTGTGCAGACGTGACCCGGCCTGCTTCGGGGTCAATGAAATGCAGCCGTTGTGACGGTGTTGCAGACGCGGCAAGCATAACCCCGGCGTAGCGGTTGTCTGACTCTGTTGACCCGGTCTGGTAGACGCTGCCAAGGCCGTTTGCAAGGGGCCATTCTGCGTGTGTGTGGTAGTGGGCCACATAGCAGTCACGGAACGCCCACGGGTAGGCACCTGATTGCCAGCGTTCGACGTGGCGCACAATGGTCATTGGGCTTGCCCCTCCGCCAGACCTGCCGATTTCGTCTCCGTGTATTAGCAAAGCCTTATATTGGCCTATTTCGATGCGTTGAATGTCCTCTGGGCATGGCTGCCACGTCAACCGCTTTTCGTGTTCCAGCAGCTGCCGCGCCAGTTCGTAGCACATACGGTCAATGTTGTCTGCGCGCGGCACCGCGTCTCGTTTAGACCCGATGCGTCCGTGGTTGCCCCATTCGGGCACCACCGTGACGCGCTTGTAAATCGCTAGGGCTTCGCGCACTACGTCGACGATCAGCCGTGACACGTTGACATATTGTTCAAACAGGGTGCTGTCAATTTCGTATGCCTGGGTTGGGAAGTTGAACAACCCTTCGACCATGTCGCCACCGAACAGAATGACGCATTCGTTGACGGGGTGGTGGGCGCGTTGCACCTCCGTCAACACGTGCGCTTTCTCTGTAAACATCATGACACGTTGCCGCATGACCTGGGTGTTATACGACGTGGTTACTTTTGCGCCTTGCCAGTCGGTCAAATGCCAAAGGGCCACCTGAGGCTTTCCCTGTTTCTTCCCCAGGTTCGGTGCCTGCACCGACTTGACCGGCCCCAACGACAGCATTGCGTCTTTCGCGCCTTGATACGTCGCCGCCACCAGTTCATCGTTCCGCGCTTTCAGTTTCGCATTCAGCTTCAATGCGTTGCCCAGGGCACGGCGCAAATCCTCGGCTTCGTTTTCGGCGTGGTACTCAGTCACAGGTGCATTCCTTGCGGCGGTGACGTGTGATCGTACCCGACGGCAACTGAATGTCTTTACGGCCTAGCACGCGCTCAATCGCGGCGGCGGTGACCACCGGGTCAGCCAACGCTGTGCGCAGATCGTCAGCGTCGGTGTCGGTCATGCTTGCCAGCACAAGGCTGACCTTGCAGATGACACGCGGCCTCACGCCCTCATTTTTGATTTCGTCGAGCAGTCCCATTGTTTCCCACTTTCTTTGTTGCACGGAACGCGGCCTCGAGCCTGTCAGGGTCGCAGCCGGGTGCGACCTCTATGTGTAGCCAATCAGCCCAGCCTTGTCCACCCCCCGATATTTCGCCCTTGCGGTAGTTCTGCCAGCGGCCTCGGTCGCATCGCCAGCCGCGGCCCCACGCCCGGCGTACCTTGGTGCCTGTCCATTGGTAGTCGATGACGAGTTCCACGCCGTACAGCCCTGCAAACACACTGAGAGCCTGTTTGCGGTCTGCTTTAGACATGAACCGTATGTCTGCCGCCCGATAGTCAGCATGAACGCTCTTTTGGCCTTCCTTGCCGCGCTTGTCCCGATCAACATACGTGCCCAGGCTGATGACACGCCAACGCCTGCCAGCAAGCCACACCAGCCGTTCAATCGCATCGCCTGAGTCCTTGACCCCGGTATGCCCGTGGTACGGCGGTCGTGCCTTACGCATCGTGCTTACGGCCCACGATCGGCTCGACGGGCTGACCTGACCGGGCGGCGATGCCGTTGCCGATTGCGTAGCCGACAATCATGGTAAAGATCGGGATACCGGCCTCGGTGGAGATCGAGCCGACAGCCATAAGCGCGGTAATGCAGATGAGCGCGACCAGTGCGATCAACGCTTTAGGTGGGTTCGCAATCGTCATGGCGCGGTGCCTTCCAGCGGTGGCGGCAAGTCCTTTTGCTGCTCTTGGTAGGCGGCGTATTCGTCGTCAGTCATTGGGCGAACGAGGTCGTCAATTTGGATGAGAGGCCGGTCAGGTTCCATGTCACTCCTAGTTTCGGTAGCCGTAGACGCGGATAGTGCCACCCGTCATCGTTGTCGCTATTGCTGTGCTTATGGTGAAATCGGTATACGACTCTGTCTGACTATGAACACCGTAGGAATTGCCAAAAGCTGACCCGGACTGATACGCGCCTTGAAGCATCCTTGTATATTCCGGCAAAAATGGGTTGAGCAATTCGACGAAGAACCACGCCGTAGTCGCGCCGCCGCCACCCACCCAAACGAATGTCCCGCTACTATTGTATGCGAACGCGCTTGCCGCAGGAGTTCCATAGTTCAGACCGGTTTCATATGAGCTGCTATACCCGGGAACGCTGGACGGCCCGAATTGAAGTCTCAAAGAGTCGCTAGCCGACAAATTGCCGCCCGTCCAAGTAATCCGGTAATTGTCAAAGTCGGCCGAGAACGCGCCCGTCACGGTCACGCTTGATACGCCCGTCCCTACTGTCTGCGTCTTGACCAGCCACAGGCCGACAGCGTCCATGTGTGCCGCAGTCAAAACCTGCCCAACACTAAAATCAGGAAGAGTAGCCATAAATCACCAACCTAGTTTATTTTCATCCAATTTGCCGAACGTCGCATCATCCAACACCAAAAACTCGTAAAAACCTGACGGCAACAAGTCAAGCGTAATGCGAGTCTGCGCAGGTGTGCCATAAACAGACACCCCGAAAACCAACGCCTTGTACGTCGACCCACGAAAGTTGATGTTTACCCCAGCAGGCGGCAACGCCGCAAACAACAAATTCGGGTTGGCTTGAACGTTGAGAATTGACGACATTTGCGCTGGTTGTGGCGTATCAACCGACAACGCCCCAGCAAGAAAATCAGCCAGGTTCTTTGCGTCAGTCGTTGTCTGCGAATACGTATCCACACTGTAAACATTGTCGCCAGTGCCTGACGATTGAGACGCAAGGCCGTCAGGATTCACAACAACTTTGGTGACCGCAGTATCGGCAAGGCTAATGAAAGACAACCTGTCAAACGTGATCGGGTTAGAACCTGAGCCGTCGTCAGTAAAGTTGTAATACGTTGCGCTGCCTTGCCAGTTGCGGGGGAACCACAAAATTTCGTCGTCACCTGCAAACAGAAACGCGTCTTCGGTGTTGGCAATCGTTTGCAACACTTGGAGGCCGTTAGCGTCAGTGAACGACTGCCCACTCATTGTTGTTGTCGTTGGCGTGCTGGTGGCGTTGATCAATAAAATGTTGAACTCGTTTGCCCAGTTGACAGCCGACAAATAAGTGTTTGCGCCGCCACTCCAAGAATCAGTGACGAGTGCACGACCAGCCGCAGCAAACGCATCTTCGCCTATCAGTGTCCAACGATCTTGGTTAGCGGTAATGCCATACTCGACTTGAAAGTCACGCACTCGAAAATAGAAATACTGGTCGCCGAACGTGTAGTCGATTGAGCATTTGCACACCAGTTTGTCACCGATGTTTATTGACGGCAGCGACGACGGGTCGAAACCGCTGATGACGGCACTGCCTGCGCTGTATGAATCGGTCAGCAGTCTGCGGCCCTGACGTATTGTCACCTCTTGGACATTGTCAATTGTGGTGCCGTCAACCGTGATCAGCCATGTCACGTCAGCCATTAGCCTGACACCCTGATCGGTATTGAACCGTTTTGGTTCATGTATCGCTTCAACGCATCAACGACGGCCTGTGGGTCGCCACCGCTGACGTTGATGACGACTTGGTTGTTTACGACACCAGCTGAGGTTTGATACCCCAACCGCAGCGAATCGGCGTACGCCTGACCAATTGCCGGGTCGAACAACGGTGCAGCGACAGTCTGCCCAAACCCAAACCCGGCTGACGCAATGTCGGCAAGCGACTGGTTCAAACCGCCGATGCTGAGCGCGCCAGTGCCTGCCAGCAGTTCACGAGCAATCGCATTACCAGCCAACGGCCCCACCGACAACAACTGCTGAACACCAGCCAGCCCCAAACCACGAGCCGACAACGCTTTCAGATTGTTAGCAAACTCGCGTGCGTCGCTGATCTGCTTAGCGAACTCCTGCACATAGTTTGTGCGTTGGGCTTGTGCCCGGTTGACACCTTGTTCGGCCTCTTGCACGCGGCGCAACGCGGCAGCGTATTCGTTTGCGTCATAGGTGATTTGGTCGCTGTCGCTAAACCCGCGACGTTTCCGTTCTGCCTGCAATGCGTTCAGTTCGGCGTATGCGTCTGCGCGTTCCCGCAACGCTTCGTTGTAGGTTTCTTCCGACTGGCCTGCCGTACGCACCGCGTCAGAAAGGCTGACAAAGCCGGTGATTTGGTCACGCAGTCCTTCCGCAAACTGGCGGGATTCCTGCATCAAATCAACAAAACGGTCATACGCAGCCTGTGTTGCCTGTCGCAGGTCACCATTGATCGTCGCAGCCAGGTCTTTCAAAGCTTGACGTTCAGCAGCGGCGGCCCGCTTCGCTTCTTCGCGGCGACGCTTTGCGGCGGCAGCGGCTTCCTTCTCTGCTGCGGCACGACGCTTCGCGGCGGCTTCGGCATCCGCTTCGGCCTTTTTGTTTGCTTCGTAGGCCCGTCGACGTTCTGACTGTGCCGCTTTGGTTTGTGCCCGCAGGTCGCCTTTTTCAATGGCAATCATTGCGTCAGCCCACTGTTCAGTGGCTGTGCGCGCCTTGTCGGTTTCCTCTGCGTAATCCCTGACTTGCCCGTTTACAAGTTTGACAGCACGTTCAAGCGTGCCGAAACCACTGACCAGTTTGACAATTTTGGCACCCAGCGACTCACTGACTTTTTCAACCTTGCTTGATTCCTCTGCTTGCCCTTGCATTTGATCAACGAACTTGACTGCCGCTGCGGTGTAGTCCTCCACAACCGGCAACAACGACTGCCCAATTTCGGCTGACAAGTCTTTCAAGTTGGCAGTCAGGGTGCGCGACTTATTCGCCATGCCCTCAGACGTACGTTCAAAATCGCCCTGCGCATCGGTCGACTGCGCCAAAATCTCAGAGTACGCGGCAAGGGTTTTCTGCTGCGCCGACAGTGCCCCTTCACCGTCGTAGATGCCCATTGCCATTGCGCGCTGTTTCAGCGCGGCATCATTCAACAGAACGCCGTAGCGTCTGATCGGTTCGGACTCGCCACGCAGCGCGGCCCCAATAGCGGTGATCGCATCCTCAGGCGACGTATTGAAGAACGACGCAAAGTCGGATGACAGTTTTGTGAGGCTTGTGGAGAAGTCGACTAGTTCGTTGTCGGACAGGCCAGCGGCCTTGCCAAAAGTCGCAAACGTGGATGCTGCGTCAAGTGCCTGCTGCTTTGACTGTCCGAAGGTGTCGGCAGCGGTCTTGGCGAACGCTTCGATTTGGCTGGCTGAATCACCAAAGATGACCCCGGCTTTGGACACCGTTTCGTTTAGGGCTGATGCGTCCTTGACGACCTGCATCAAACCTTTCGTCACGGCCCCCGACGCAATAGCGGTCGTGGCGTAAGTCTTTGCTAGGGATTTTAGCGACGCGGTCGCAGACTTCACGCCTTTGTCGTTGAACTCCGTGAGAATGGGGAGAATAACGGACATGGTCAGCCTGACTTTCGGGGGGTCACTCTAATTCTACGATTTACCTTGGCGGCGATCTCGTCCACAATAACAAGAATCTGTCGTTCCATGTCAGGGATGCTGCTTTCAACGGCGGGCCACATGTAGCGTGACGGGCCTTTGCCGCCGCCTGTTTTGTGTTGCCGGTCTGTTTGTTCCAGCGATTCTTCAAGCACTTTGTCAGGGTTGTAGGTGCCTCGTTTTTTGCCAGCCATGTCAAAGATTGCACCAGCTGCGTCTGCCTGGATGATGCTGAACATTCGGTAGGTGCGGTGTTTGCGCATTGACTTTTTAGGGCCACCCAACCTGAACCGAATGCCACGCTTGATCGCTGTCGGGTTCCATTTCGTTTTGCCGCCGCGCCCTGCGATCAGTTCGCCGCGTCGAAGGCCCGACAGTGGAAACAACGCTGGTTTGTTTGCGCGTTTGCCGCCTGGTTTGTCTGGCGTGTAAACCGCCGACCGGCTTGCCTGCCAGACAAATTCAGCCTTAGCGTCAGCCACCGCAGGGGCAGCAATCGTTTTGGCCTTCTTGCGCACGTCCTTGACGTACTCAGGTTCAATCTTTTTCAGTTCACGCAAAGCCTGTTCAAGGCCGCGTACCTGCGTGCGTGATCGTGCCTGACTCATTTAGACCGTTCCTCCAACGCTTGTGCAAGCGTTGACAGCAACGCTGGTGGCATGGTCTGAATTTCTGACCACGGTATGCCAGCCAGAATCAGTCTTGCGATTGTGGCGTGGATTCCGTTTCGCCAAAAGGGACGCGTTCGACCCTCACCTGCACAGCCTTGATCTCATCTGCGTACTTCTCCGCAGACACGACCGGGCCTTCCTGCTTCGCGGCAAGCCACGCAAACGTCGTCAGGTACTTCGCTGACAAGTCACTGTCGACGGCCTGCATGACCGACACCTTGTGGATGTTCTCAAAGTCCATGAGAGACGACCACGACAAGGCGACTTCGCGCTGGCTGCCGTCGCGCAACACGGTGCGCACGAACAGTTCAAACATCAGGTCGTGGCGATTGTGATTTTGCCCTGGAACGTCGCCGTGAATGTGGCAACGTCGCCCACGGTGCCGGAAAGCGCATCCCACGAAGCCAGCATGCCGCCCGTCATGTTGAACGCCACGTTCGTGGCACTAGCGGCAGCCGACGTAGGACGCACCGACACAGTCGTGTCGCCCTGGCCCCACTCAGCCGAAATGGTGGCGTAGGTTGCCGATGCAGCGAAGTCGTTGTGAAAAACCACTTCAATAGTGGAATCCTGCAAGCCAGCAATTCGCTTGACCGCGTCATCTCCCATTGCGGTCACCTCCTGCACGATGTAGTTCGGGGTCACCGTGCAGCTGCTGACCCAGTCGGACAGATCGACTGAGTTCACAGACACGAATGCGTCCTTGAAGATGAAAGGTGCTGCGGGCATTGGTCAGTCCTCCTGGGGAACTTCGGTTTTCTTGGATTGAGTGTGCTTGATAATTGCCCCACTTGCAAGCAGTTTGGCAATTTGGTTGTCGGTCAGGTCAGTGGTGTCAAGGGTGTCGCCCACTTTGTGACCGGCGAGGTTGTCGGCTGCGACTTTGTAAGCCATGTCAGTATCCAATCGTGTTGACGGTGACGGTGTACGCAGGCAGTTCTTGCGAACCGACAGTGTAAACACCGGGTGCTGCGTTGATTGCGGCAACGGTAGCAATGTTAGTGATTGTGTCGACGGTGTCAGACAGCCAGTTCAACGAATCAAGGTTTCCGGGCGGGGCCGCTAACACTGTCAACACAAATTCCAGCAGCACCTGTGAGCCGGTGCCTGACGCGCTGCCGCGTGACATTGTCGGCGGTTCTACCAGCACTGACAGCGGGCGGGCGTTCCTTGGGTCTGTGACGACGGTTAGACCGGCTGCCACCAGGTCGTTGACCAGTCGGGTGCGTGCGTCGATGATGCGTCCCATTAGGCGATTTGCGCCCTGTTTACGCCCAGTAGCTGCATAATGCGTCCAAGTGACATGGACGGCACCCCACCGGCTGCCATTGTCTCAAACGATGCAAAGCCGTCAACTGCGCCGCGTTCACGGTACAGCGTGGCTGCATACATGGTGGCTGCCAGTGTCACGTCGCCTGACGGTGAAAAGGTCGTGCGGTCTTTTGTGTAGCCTGCGGCCTGACGGCGTCGATAGCACCATTCGTTTGATGCCAGTACGCAGTCGTCGATAAAGGCCGTGTCGTTTGCGCTGGCAACGGCTATGCCTAGCCATTCGATCACCGCAGCTGAGTCAGTCCACTGGGGAATGACTTCAATTTCAGCACCACGCAAATCATTCAGCGTTTCAGTCACATTGCCTTTGGAAAAGGTGACGGTCAGCAGGGTTTGGTCTACTGCCGTCAACGTGTGAATACCGTTGAAATTGTTGTTGATGCCGTCGACACGGACTTTGTCGCCGACGTAGTAGTCAGCTAGGTCGCCGTTGTCAATGGTCAGGGTGCATACACCAGACACGCCGACAGCGTCGGTCACGTACTTTGTGTATGCCACCCTGCCACCAACCAGTCAGATCAGACGAACGCGGCCTTGCGGAACTTGCTGTTGTCGATCATCAGCGTGGCGAACTGACCACGGAACTTGATGTAGCGGGACAGCGAACCGTCAGCCGCTTCGACAGCCACGGCACCGCGCTGCTGCTCAAAGATTTCGTAGCCGTCAGGCACGCCGACAATCACGGTGTCGTTGGCGAAGTTGGCATCGACGACGACGGTGAAGCCGAACGCCTGCGCCAGCGAACCAGCGGGGTTCATCGAACCGAATGCGTTCATCGGGCCAGCCTGCGGGAAAAGCGGTCTGTCCGACCCGTCCACGAGCAATCCGAGCTGTCTCCACATGTTCGCGCTCAGGAAAAGGTGGGACGGCAGGTACTGGTTTGCCGACAGGATGCCTTCGGCGGCGGTGTACATCCAGCGTGCCCACTCTGCCGGGTCAGCAATGTCTGCCACGGTGAAGTTTGTCGTCACGGATGCGCCGGTCACCAAGTTGTCGGCAGCCACGTTGTCGGTTTGGCGGGCGTACTCACGCGCCATGTCGTCAAGGATGAGGCCCAGAACGGCAGGCTCTGTCCACTCCTGGTCCTCTTCTGACAGCCGTACGTAGCCGCCATAGACGGCTTTCTGCACCTGGTTGTCGGTCACCACGAAGGTGCCAGCATCAAGTGCGACGTTCTCGCCGTTGCTGAGGCCAATGGTCGTGTGTGTCGTGACCGAAGGCCTACGGAACACCTTCGAAGTTCCCGGCATTGCCTTCACGCCGATTGCGTCGACGACAGGACGGATGCCGCGCAGCGCGTTGTAGACCGGGCCGACGATCGGCTCAGGCAAAACGCCGGGCGTGTCGGTCGTGACCACGTCGGGGGCAGCGGCGCGAATCTTTGCGTTGAACTCTGCGAAGTCGGCACCACCGGCGACGAACTTGCTGATGTATTCGGCAGCCGACGGCATCTTGAATTCACGCGGGGCCGCGTAGACGACGGGGCTGGTGGGGACGGCATCGACCGCAGCGGCGGCCTCCACCGGGGTCTGGGTCTTGTCCACTTCTGTTTCCTCCGTGGGGGTTGTTGGGGTTTCCGGTTCGGCAGCAGCGACGCTGCTTACCTTGGCGGCCTGAAATGCCCCGTAGGGCAGTAGCGACAGTTCCAACCAGCGCGCTGCTTTCACGCGCATGATCGGGCCGTCGAATTCGTAGTCAGTCGGTTCGACACCGACAGAAACTGAGTCAAGCACCCCGTCTGACGCGAGCACCAGGGCTTCGTCGCCGTCGCGGGTGTTTGAAATCTTGGCGGTGAACAGCATTGCTTCGGGGGTGTCAATGCGCTCTGCAACAATGCCAATGGGCTTTGACAGGTCATGGTCACGAACAAACTTCGGTGCGGGGCCGTCAACCGGCAGTGACCCGGCTTCAAAGATGACGCGCTGCCCCGTCGACACTTGGGCTTCAACGCCATAGGGAAGTGCTACGCCTTCGATCACGCGGCGCGGCTGGTCACCTTCGCCTGCTTCAATCGGGAACAGCTGCCCTGCAAGTTCCAGTTTCATTCGGTTGCACCTCCCGCCGCTGGCATTGTAAACGGCACGTCTGTTGTCGGCACTCGCAGATCGCCGCCCGCTTTGTTGATGATGTCGCGGGCTTCGTTAGCGGTGATGACTTTTCCAACGCCAAGATACACCTTTTGCACAACTTCTGCTAGGCGCATGCCTTCGGACTTTTCGGTACCTTCTTCGTCGTCATTTTCAACAAAGTCAGATACATCCAGACGGCAGAACCTGTTTTCTGGCAGCACGTCGTTCATGCTCAGTCGCTGGTTTATGCAGTCAATGTACGGCTTGGCACCGTAGAAGTAGAGAGCGCGGCGCGACTCAACAGCATTCTGGTACGTCATGCCGGTGCCGGTCGGGGCACCAACCAAGTAGCCGGGAACGTTCGCCAGGTTTGCCAATGATCGCATCGTGTGTTCACGCGCTTCGACAAGCTGCAACTTCGACGGGTCGCTACTAAATTCTTTCCATTCAACCGCGCCGTTCAATGCGGCAATCGCATTCTTCTGGCGCGCGGCGCGCCACGCGGCAGCCAGGTCACCCAGTTCTTCCGCTGACAACGGCTCTGAACCGGGGGTCTGCTGCAAATAACCAGCGGTGATTTCGTTCGTAGCAAAACGCATGGCGGCATTGTCAAGGCGGTTTGCGATTTCAATTTCGCGGCGGCCTGCCGTCAGCAGCGACTGGATAGGCGACAGAAACTGAATCACGTCTTGTGTTTTCAGTTGGTAGCCGTTGAACATGATCTGGTTCGACGGGCCATACCACAGCGGCCCGGCCTGATCTTCGGTGGTCACCATGGATGCGGGCAGCCACTGGAACGACAACGGGAGGCCGGTTGCTGCGTTGCGGCTAGTGACCAGCCAGAACGCGCGGCCTTCAAACATCAGGTCGTCAACTGTCCAGGCCAACAGGAACTGCCGCGACACGCGAGGGTCTGGGGTGTTCATCCACGGTTCGCCCGGAATGTGGACTTCTTCGTATTCGTCGTCAACCCATTGCAGGCTGAACTGTTCAAACGACAAGCCCGACACCAGGCTGACAACCAGATCACGCGCACGGCTAATCGTCGCATTTTCCATTGCCCGCAGCCGCTGGTTGTCTGGGTAATACGAAAACAGGTTGTTGACACCGGCCTGCGCTGCTGAACCAGCGGCGGCTTTCACTGTCGGTTCAGTACCGATAGCGGCTTTCTGAGTGCGGAACAGGCGGGGCATGTGTAGACAGTATGCGACAAATTAGCAAATGTTGCAACTAGCTGAACACGGTACAACAGGGGTCAGTCAGCAAAAGCAGCAACAGCAATGTTTTGTGTTTTGGGTTTGCCCGCCATAGCGACAGCCCAGACATACGCGCGGCACAGTTCGATTGCCCCTGGTGATCTGGTGCTGGACAACGAAAGGCTGCCTTGGGTTTTGACTGCCACGGCACGTTCAACCTGGGTCACCAGAGACTGTTCGCCTGTGTGTTCCACCTGGCCTGACATGGTCATTGACCTAACCAGCGTCGTCCATTTTTGCAGTTCGCGGATGCCTACCAGGTCGGCGCGGCCTTTCAACCGTGGCGGCAGATGCACGTCAAGCGCGGCACCGATAGCCAGTTTCAGACCCTTGTGATCGGCTACGGCCTGTTCCACCGCAGCCCACAGTTCATGCAAGTGCGTGACAATGAATTCGACTGTGACCTTTACACGGCCTTCATGTTCGACGGCGCGCACCCCCACAAACCGTTGGTCGTCAATGGACGCTTCAATAGCCAGGGTGCCGCCCTCTGCTGGCAGCCCGGTACATGTCGCCAACGATGCAAACAAACCGGGGTCTAGCCATGCCCGTGACCCGCTAATCCACAGGTTGACGGACGCACGAAGGAACGCGGCCCGGTTCGGGTTGCGGGATTCCTCTTCGATTGTTTCCAATTCAAGCGTGTGACCTAGCGACGGGTTGGCCCACGTCCACGCTTCGGGGGTCATCGGGTCAAGGTCAGACGGCGGGGAGAACTCACAGAAATACAGCTGTGATCGTTTGCCGCTGTCAATCTCCGTAATGCCGCGTTCACGCAAACGCCTAAACACCACAGATTCGTCGACCTCGCCAGCCGTCGACCACGCGGAAAACAACGGGTCTTTGCGGGCACGCATCGTCGGCATCAGCGCATCGTCAATCGCTTCGGGGGAACAGTCAAACAATTCGTCCACAATGACCAGGTCAGCAGAAAGGCCGTGACCCGCCGAAGGCGTTGCCGCGCGCACCAGCCACCGCGCACCCGGGTAGCCGTCAGCGGCGGGCATCTCCACAGACTGCCGCCCATACGACGAAATAACGTGCGCCCCCATTGCTTCCATATACGGGGCCAGTTCACGAAACAACTCAGAAGCCAAGTCCAAGCGGTGCGCCGTCGTAATGATCGTCTGCTTACTGCCACGCAAACGCGGTTCGTTCAGAATCCAATGCACCAGCAAAGCCTTGATCGCCCACGTCTTACCGTTCTGCCGCGCAACACTCACCACAGACTGACGAAACATCGGCCTGCCGTCCTCCTTCAAAGCCAGCTGATCAGCCAACACCACGCGCTGCCACGGCAACAATTCAATCTGCAACACAGACCGCGCAGTTTCTTCAAGCAACGCAAAACGGGAAAAGTCACCACCCTCTGTGGTCGAACGAAATCTTGGGGGGTGTTCCAGGTTTTGAACGCCATTCTGGGAAACCCTTGTGCTGTAAGGGTCGGATACAGAATTGGAATCG